CATCGGATTTCCGAGATACACGTCATTCACCTGCCACCCGTGGCGTTCAAACTCATGGATGACCACATAGCGGAAGTCCTGGTCATTCACGGCATAGTTAGAGCCAAGGGCGGTAGCATCATAATAAAACACCACTGTTTTGTTCTGGTGGTGTGCATAATAAGCGCAGAAGTCCTGAACAAGTGCAGGGATTTTGCGCTCGAACTTCACATAAAAGGATTTAAGGACATTCAAGCGGTTGCCGCTCGGTTGTCCTGCTACAATCCAGTTGATGTTCGCATTATAGTCCATGCCGATGCAGATAGGAGCCAATGGGTTCACATCTTCGTCGGCACGGGAATCTAATTGAGAATTGAGTGTTGAAAACTGAAAATTTGATTTAATCGAATAATTCTGCTGCTCCGCCTCTTTGAGGATGGTGTCATATCCCAGTTCGTCCATATAGGCGAAGTTCGATGCATCATACTTGTGGTATTCCTGCATTGAGGAATAGAATCCATCGTGAGAGATACCGATGCGTTGGCAGAGGATACTCGTCTGAAACGTCTTCGGCGTGAGGTCGCGCTTCATCTGCCGTAGGTATTCCTCACCGAGCAGCTGCAGATTCTCGATGGTCGAGTATTCCTTATAATACACCGCCACCGAGCGCATCTTATTCAGCGACTGGTCCAGCCATTTCAGATATCCTTTCAGGTATTCCGGCACGGACAGGTGCTTTTCCTTCAGCTCCGCTATGCGCTGTTTCGTCTGCCATATCTTGAAAATGGTGCCTTGTATTGTCTCTATCAATTCAGGGTCCATTTTCTCGCGGTAATGAAGGAACCACGACCCTTTCTGTGTCTGTGGCATATCCGACAGCACCATCATCGAGTGGTTAAACGAGTGATGTCCGAAGTACGAGCGTATGCCGCCATTGGCAGGCAGCGTCTCGTCCTTCAGTTTGTTGTAGTCAATAAACTTTGCTTCATCAATCAGCAGCCATGACAGTGTCAGCGAGTTCGAGCTGCCTGGTCGGTCTTGGCTGATGATGATAGCACACGAGCCGTTGTAGAACGTGATGACATGTTCGTAATCAGCCGGCTCCGTGATAGGACGCGCAAACGACTTTGGCGGTTTGCGCCCCACCACATAATGAATTCCATTCAGATAGCCCCATCTCTTCCATGCCGCCAGCAAGCCCGGAATGGTGTTTGTCAGTCCGTGCTTGAAGGTAGGCACGACGATGCCCCCTGTGCTGCCAGGCATCCGCTGCATATTTCGTAGTACGAAAGGCGATGCGATGCTGTCCGTCTTACCTGTACGACGACCCGCCACGATCACTGTTGTCTTGGCACCGATATATTGGGTCAAGAGTTGCGGGCGATTGAAGTACACACGTTTTTCGTGCAGGCGAGCTTCTAAGTCCCATTGCTGGATTTTGTTTTGTTCAGGATTCATTTATTTATCCCTGCATTATAGCCGCCCCTTATCAAGGGGCTCTAAACGTCAAAAATCTCTTCAATCGGCATATCCGCTTCCTCATACTCGATGTTTAGCGTGTCCGGATGGCTGTCAGCCAGTTCTTTTGTGAGCTTGCGGATACGCTCATCGATGTTTGGTACCGGATTGATACCCACGACACGCGGGTCTGTCGTCGGGAAGAACGGCTGCACCACAATCATGTGGTACGGCACGGCAGTTTCATCCTCCACGTCGATACGGTTGTATTTGGCGTAGGAGGAAGCAGCTTTCTCCATCGTCTTCGTATCCTTGCGCTTCTTTGCCATCTGGTATGTCTCCAAAATCATCTCGTTATACCGCCACCGGTGGTAGTCACGAGTCGTTTCCGCCAGATTAGGCAGCAGCGCCTTGATGATTTTGAGGTCAGCGTATGCCGTTACCATAGATATACCATATCGCTGTTTGATTTCATCGACAAACTGACGGTCTTTCATGTCAGGGTTAGCAATGGACCACGTTACCATGTCACGCAGGCGGATGATATGTTCCACCTGCGTAATGGCGTACTTCTGCTCCAACTCTTCGCGGTTGGTGTAGAGGTCAGTCCGTGCTATGTCGATGATGTTTGGTAACGGCATTACTCGTCATCCTCCATAGACATGAGGTTTTTCTGAGCATTCTCCAGTGCGAGGGGACTTCCGACGTAAGCCAGTTGCATCTCTTGGTGAAGCAGTTTCACCTTAGATGCCGCCTTTCCACGATGGTAGCGTTTGCTTACCTCCGTGGTGCGGTTGGCAATGTCCATTCGCAGTTGCTCAGGGTGGATATCGAGGATGACCGCCATATCAGAGATTGGCAAGTAGATAGACGCATAGCTTTCTATCTGGTCAAGCATTTCATCAGAGTAGTCAATGAGAGCCATGTTTTGAGTAATTATCTGTGATACGTTGCGTGAACAGATCATGCAGCGGTACGGAATGGTTTTTTATTAAATCTTCGACCTGCTGTTTCAGCGTTTCGAAGATTTTCTTATCCGTCGATACGAACGCCGACTCGTGGCGGTTGCCTCGTGTCAAGTTCTGTGATGTGATGACGGATACTACCATTCCGCACTCCGCTTCCACGAGTAGGATTTTCGAGTGGTTGTCAGCGAGGAAGGTACGCTGAATAACCTGTGTGATGAAACTCCACAGTTTCAGCGTCTTATTTGTCGCTTTGTGGTCCAGTACAAGGTTAAACTCGCTGACCTTTCCGCTTTTCTCTATGAAGAACAAGCGGCGCAGGAACTCCTCGGAGATGGAGAAGGAGGTCTGCCACACACGGGCAGTGCCCACCTGCTCCAAAATCCATTCGAGGATGTCCGCCACCTGCACAGCATTCGAGAGGTACGCCTGTGACTGCACCTCAGCGAGCGGGCGTAAGAAGTCCGAGATTTCAGCGTAGCGCTTCACTTCTTCTTGCTTTTAGCCGGAGTTTTCTTTGTGGTCTTCGGAGCAGCAGCTTTAGGCTTCTCTTCCTGCTTTTTCTCCTGTTCCTTTTCTGCCTCCTGTTCCTGTCCCACCACAAAGTGGTCATACGTGTCCCAGTTCTCATGCAGCTTCTTATCAAGTGCAATGAGTTCTTTGAGGAACGGGTAACGTTCGCTGTCCGGACACGTAGCGTTTTCGAGGGAAAGTTTGCGCAGCTGCAGATGCACCTCTCGCATTCGATGAACGATGTCCAGGTTCTCTGCATAGAGCGCTTGGACCTCTTCCGGCAGTTGGTCATGGTCGGCACGTTTGCCCGCCTTGAAGTCCGCAAACTCCTCGTCCGGCTTCACCGTTTCCTTCACGATGACCTCCACTTTTTTCTGCATTTCCACCACTTCTTTGTGAGTGAGCTGCTGCAATCGGAACTTCAGGTACTGTTGCAGTTTGCCTGTAATGAACTCCGCTTTCCCTCTGGGATTCACAGAGATATTACGATACATGATTTGATTGCCCGACAGTTGCAGCAGGAGGATAGCCCCTTCCGCATAGTCCTTTTTATTTTCGGGCGTATTCAGCCACGCTTGTAGCTTCTCAGTAAATTTTGGATCTTGGTTCATGATTTCAAAGTTTATTGTTTATACCAGTAAAGAAGAGCATATTCTTGTGGTACGGTTCGAGTGCCCTTTTCATGGCAGCCAGTGTCTGCCCAGTAGTAACAAAATCATCAAAGCAGATGATGTTTTGTTCTTTCGGCACGATGTTCACCGTGAAGACTGCATTCATACGCTGCTTCGTATGACACGAGCACACATCTTCGTAGAAAGGGACTGTCAGCATTTCCGCCAGTCGTTCGCTTATCCTTGTGGCGAAGTTCTTAGTCAGGTGGCGACGCTTGGGCGTAGTGATGATACACCAGTCGCCCTTATTCAGACAATCGCCTAAGATGTCCTTTATCAGTGGAGCCAGTTCTGAGGCAAAGAATTCCACCATGCCGTCGTCGCTTTTGATGTCTGTCAGTGTGCGTCCATACAGGGACTTCTGCCACAGGGAGATAAAGAAGATGCTGCTTCGGCGTGTGATGCGTATCTTTCGGGTGAAGTCGCACCGCGCTTCGACCGACTTATCCCATCCCTTCCGTTTATGTTCCGCGAACAAGTCCTCCTTTTCCTTTTTCTTTCGTGCACCACTTAAATCAGCAAGCGCACACCCCATATCAGGGACTTTAATCTCTTCGAGAATATCGTCCAAATCAAGAGGTGTGCGCATCATCACTGAGATGAGAGTATTATCGTATGCAAAGAAATCAGCCGTTATTAGCAGGAGTTATCACCCCCTCATCAGTGGTAATGGTACCGCTATAGAACGGCGCTGGACACTCGTCGGTAGCTTCCACCGATATGGTCGTCGATGCCGTTCCCGTAGCACCCTGTCCGAGATCCTGCGCCACGGTGGTCTTTGTCGTCCACTGCTCGCTGCCCACGACACGGTAGTTGCCGTGCATATCCTCGACGATAAACACGTTATCATTGTTGTTGAGGTAGGCAGCAGCGGCACTAGCTTCCTCTCCGACACCCGGATGTACGGCAGTCAGTTTGTTGAGCTGTGTCTGCGAAGGGTATTCGCCCTGCGCCTCACTGGTCAGCTGCGATTTCTCAGGGATGATGTCGATGAACAGCCACTTGGCATCCGCACGTAGGGTAAAGCTACCCTCGTATGATGCCACTTGCAGGCGACCGTTGCTGTCATGTGAGAGCGTCGGCCATCCCACGATTTGATACTTAGATATGTAGTACAAGCGTCGCTTGATGCCAGGCAATTCCGGTTTGCCTTGACACCATGCGAGCGACTTTTGAATTGAAGAGCAATCAGGCATTTTTTAATTGATAATTGATAATTGATAATTTTTGGGGTAGCCGAGGCGTCACTCGTTCCGATACCTTGCGTGTGCTATCCGGATAGGCTCTTTGCGTCATGGAGATATCTCCTATAGGGGTATGGAGATAATCTGAACGAGGCGTGGAAGGCATCTCCGCGAGTCATAGATGACGTTTCCGTCTCTTACCTTGCTTGCCGATGACAAAGGTACGAAAAGGCGGAAGGCAGGATGTCCGTAGATTCCCTCACCTTCCGCACTGTCCGCAGAAACTC